GTTACGGTAGTCTCTCCACACACCTATGAGGACATCGTAGTAGATCAACGTGAACTGGTATTCAGCGTCCTTGGTTTTCTTCTCTATGAACGTTCGATTGTCTCTCAGGAACCTGTTTTCAACTGCGTAAGCTGCGTAATCGGTTCCTGCGATAGCCTGATAGAACCTCGTTTTCTTCTTTGCCTCTATCAGGTCTGGGGGCGCGCACATCTGAACCAGAAACTCGCCCTTCTTGATTATGTCGCTTCCATAGGGCAAGTCAAGGTTTAGGAAGTCGAAATAAGGATTGGACGAGGATATGGCATTTCCTAAAAACCACACCGTCACGTCGTAGTCCCTCGAACCCGGCCTTGCAACGGTTTCGTAGAACTCGAAGAACGCCGTCACCTCGTCTGGCAAGTACCTTTGCTGCGAAGTCGTGTCATCTATGACGTACTCGTCAAAGATGATGTCCGTCACGTAGTCAAGCGCGTCCGATTTCAGCTTGCGCGCGGTTGACAGGGCTGCCGCATAACCGCAAACCTCCTTGTCGATGTGCAGCAAGTTTGCCTCGCACCATAGCGCATGCCCTTCGTACTCGGTCTGCACATGGTTGAAAAGGCGGCCGGACTTCTGCGTTGTCAACGTCTTCAGTTCTTCCTCGCTTCTACGCAGGTAGATGAACCGCCCCTTGCCCTTCATGTAGCGGTCGATGTCGTCTTTCAGCTTGCCATAGGTCTTGCCGCACCCACGTATGCCGTTCACGAAGTTGAAAAGGCAGTTATGGCTTCTCGTCCTGTCGAAGTCGATGTACTTTTGCACTTTTCGTCTCCTTATGAAGCGAGCGCCCCATCATGACATGCAAGCGGGGCGCTCAAAACAGGTTTCGCTACCGATAGGGAAGGTACAGAGCGGGCCTTTCTCCGTTCGACCTGTGCATCTTTTCAGGACGTGCCCCACAGAATCGAGAAACCAGCTTACCTAACGGCGCATTCACATTATACATCAAAACGTGTTCGAGTTCAACCTTCTTTGCATTTCCCTCACGCACGCTGACGGGCGAGACAGCACGCCGTCCTGCTCGGTGCCGAGGTAACGCTGCAAGGCGCGGCACGTGTTCGGCCCGAAGTAGCGGTCTGCCTCCACGCCCACCTTGGACTGGAGCGCGGCGATCACGTCGGAGCCGCCCCGGCCCACCTGCCAGGCGGTGGAGGGCACTCCGCCGATTGCCGACATGTCGCGGCTGTCCTGGTTGGACACCACGCCGTCCTGGTCGGTGCCGAGAGCAGCCTGCAAGGCCCTCACCGTGGCAGGCCCCCACCATCCGTCCACGTCGAGGGACGCGTGCACGGGGGCGGCAGAGGACGGGCCGTCCCAATACGGGGACACCACGCCCGCAACCACCGAGTAGCCGCGCGTGCGCCTCCACACGCCGTTGCCGTTCGACTGCTTGCCTGCTGCGGAACCCGAAGTGTTGCCCTCGATGGTCTGCAAGTACGTGCCGCAGTTCTTCTCCACGATTCCCACGTGGTCTGTTGCCGCGCTGGAAAAGTTCCAGTCGAACACCACGATGTCTCCCGGACCTGCGTGCCCCGCGTCGGTCACGCGCCCGACCTTGCGTGCGGCTGCCAGGGTCGAATCCGTGTTGTACGACGGCGCGCCCGGGAAGTCCACCCCGGCCTGCGCGAACACCCAGGACACGAAGATCATGCACCACCACACCTCGGTGGACGGGCCTGCAAGCCAGGATTCGCCCGTCACGTCGGCCATCCATCGTCCGTACTTGCTTCCCGGCTGCGGGTCGTCCGGAGCATAGTACCCTATCTCTCCGGCAGCGATGCGCAGCACGTCGTTAGGCGTCCCCATGGTCGATCACCTCCACTTCCGCAACGTCTTCGAAAGAAACCGAGTTTTCCGGGTTTGGCAGGTCGTTCGGTCTTTCCATGCCTCAATCCTCCTTTTCCGAATCGAAGAACTTCAAAAGCCTGCTGCCAGCAAGCTCCGGGCTTATCTTCGCCACGTTCTCCATGATGCTTGTCAACTCCATCAGTATGATTATGACACATATGGGAAGCAATAGGGGGGCGTCGAATCCCAGAGTGGGCACGTTCTTCATGGTGAACTCAACCAGCCACGCAACGAACATCACGATAAGAAGCGCGCTCTTGTTGAAAATGCCATCCCGCATCTTGGTTGAATTCAGGTTCTGGTTCCTCAACGCTCCGACGAAGCCCGACACGACGTCCAGCAACATGAAGACGCACGCCATTCCCATTGCCCATAACTGCGGTTCTTCCACGAATTCCATTCTATCCCTCCAAATACCAGTTGTCCGATATGCTGAACATGTGCCCGTTGGTGTAGTGCAGAACTCCCGGCTCTCCGGATATCGTCCCGTCAGGCATCACCGTCACGACGGCGAACGTCGAACCCGGCGTGTCGGGAACCTTTATGACCGACTTCTTCACGTTCGGCATGCCTGCAACCTCCATGCTTCCGGACACCGCCGTTGCAGAAACCAGGAAGTCCCCTTCCTCCGTTTGCAGCGAGGCTTTGGACAGCACCTCTGCCGTAGTGGTTTGCAGGGAGGCTTCGGACAGCACCTTTGCCGTAGTTTCCGTCATCGTCGCCGACGAAAGGGCGGGCGTTCCAACCAGTCCGTCGTACTGTCCGACAGTCAGCCCGGCTCCCGTCATGGCAGACGGGCTGGAAACCAGGTTCGGCACAGACTTGGTGGTCAGTTTCACTCCTGCGACAGCATCAGCCGTTTCCGTGGACAATGTGGCCGTTGCGACAGCATCAGCCGTTTCCGTGGCCAGCGTGGCCTCCGTCAACGCCTTGGAAGTCCCCGTTGCGATTCCCGTGACGACCTCCACCGCCTTGCTTTCCGCCGTCACGTCCACCACGACCTCGTAGGACGCACCGGGCACGTCGCCCGTCGGCTCGATCGGGCACATGAAGCGGACGGGGTTCTTCGGCCTGCATTCCTCTGGAAGAACCCACATCCTGCCATCTGCTCCCGCCGTGCAGTCCCCGAGGAACTGCACGGTGTTCATGGAAGTGAGCATGAAGACGTTCGAGGTGGAAGACGACCCTGCCAGCTGCGCCACGTGGCTTCCGTTGAAAAGCGCGAAGAAATTGGGGTTTCCTCTGTCTGGAACTTCCGTCATGGCCATTACACGCTTCCAACAGCCTCGAGAAACTTCGCTTCCGGTGCGTTCATCAATGAAGCCACTTCCTCCACCCCCATGTCTCCGAAGTCCTTAAAATAGATAGGAATGGCAAGTACGTCTATAATGACATATTCATCAGTCCACGGTGTGGACATGGCAGAGAAGCTACACGAACCATCGGGTTCCAGCCACATGTCAGCCATGCCTATGCGGTCTATGACGTTCTGCCCAACACGCGTGGATGACGTGATGCCTATGAACGTCACCTTCACGGTCGAAGACGGTTTCTTGAACGGTATGCTGCCCGCTTTCAACGTCACGCGCTGCCCGCTTGCGCCGGTCTGCGTGGTCGCCTGTATGCGCCCGTATACCTTGCCGTATGTCCCGTCCTGATTAAGGGCGTAATTGATCACTGAATTCCGAATAGTCAACCCACTGGATGGCGTCATCAGCGTCTGTGTTACCTGCCCGAACTTCACCAGTTCGAACCGGTTTTCCAACGAATTCGCCTTTGAAAGCGCCTGAGTTGCGTCTATCTGGGCGTTCGATGCTGCGGATGCCGCGGCTGCTGCATCTCGCGTGGCGCTTTCAGCTACGGAACTCGCCGTGTTGGCCGTAACAGTTGCATTCTCCGCCATTTTCTGGACGGCAGCGCTCTCTCCCGTCTGTTCCGTTATTTTGTTGTTGTTGGACGCAACGCCCGTGTCGATCTTGGACATTGCGCCGTTGAAGTCCCCAAGCCATGTTGGCTTGTCCGTCGCAGCGAATAGCGGCAGCTGCAAGAACGACGTTGTGTTGGTAGCGCTCATGTCGACACTCTCCTTAGTTTCCATCCTGCACAGGCAGGTCGCTGTTGCCGTTCAGAAGAACGGCGTTGTACAGATCGTCGGTGTATGCCGTAGCATCGTAGCCGTCCAACTCCTGGGCGGTCTTCTCGAACGAATCCATCTTTCCTACGTTGTAGGCATAGTATCTCAAGAAGTCGTATTGCCGGTCCAGTTCTTCCTGCAACGGGCATATGCCCCCACCTGTCTGCGACCAAACCAAGACCTTTCCCACGGTCGCATTCGCTATCAGGGAAACGAGGTACTTTTCCAGGATATCGTTCTGACCGTCCGAATAGTCCTTGGCTCCCTGCACTTCCTTGTCAACGTACACGTACAACGCGGACAGTTCCTTCTCTATGTCCTTTATGACCTGCTGAATCTGCTCGATGGTGGCGCTGTCGCCAACCACGTCTATGAGTTCGTTCAGCTTGTCGACGACCTTCGCCAGGACTTCGTAGTACGACAGTTCGTCGGTGTACACCGCAGGAAGCACCTTTTGCGTGAAGAACCTCAAAGGCGGTATCCTTACGTTCGTCGCCATGTTCCCTCCTTTCACCATATGGTCATGAAGCATTGGGCCAATTCACGGTCATGCACCACGTCGTTGTCGATGTTCAGGAACGTTTCGCGGTACAGCTTCAGAAGTTCCGACTGCGGCCGGGAATATCCCGTCTCGTCCCTCTGAACCATGTTGTCGTAGCTTCCCGTGCTTTCGTTCGACGCCTTGCCGTTGGCCCTTTCCGTGTCGAACGTCGCGTTCGTGGCGTATTCCAGGCTCTTCACCTGGTCAGGTATCATCTGGCTTGATGGCGTGTCCTGGTAGACGTTCTGCGTGTCGGTTGACGATTCCGTGGTTCCAGAACCCATGTTCTCGGCCGTTCCCCATGCATGTTCGACGTGGGACAGGTTGCGGTCGCCCAAAGGCTCCATTCCAAGCGCAAGCAATTCGGATTCGTACAGCTGGTTGTAATACGGCATGATCAGATGCATGGCGTCTCTCACGAACATGCGCCATCTCGCAACCGTCTCGGCAGCTATCTCGCGCGTGTAGTAGTGCCGTATGATCTTGTCGTTCAGAATCTTTCTGTGGTTTTCTTCGAATATCGGATAGTCTGCAAGTCCCACTTCCGAATACACGCGCTCCCACATGGATTCCTCGTGCGGAGCGCCGATGTCGTCAAGGGCCTGTTCCACCACCCATCTAAGCTGTGTCGTGTACCTGCTCATCTTCCACCCTTCAATGCCGCCTTGAGAGCCTGCCAGAGATTGCCTCCACCATACCCCGTGTTCCCTCCCTTGTCAACCGTTCCGCTCTTCATTCCTGCGACGGGCAGCGTACCCTCCTTGTCCGTCCTGATGTACATTCCGCTTCGGAAGTCAACGTCGATGTCCAGCCCGAACATCTCGTTCACCTCCTTGCAGAACTGTTTCCTGCTGTTCAGGCGCGTGAACCTCTGGGCCTCCACGTCTCCCATGTTGCCCATGACCTCGGGGGACACCATGCGTTCCTTCTTGTCCGTGTTGGTGTTCTCTATTCCCAGGTACGTCAGCGCCTCGTTCCAGATCTGGTGCTTGACCGCCTGTATCTTGTCGGCCACGTAGGGCGAAACCGTGTCCAGAACATCCACGCCGGTCAAGTCCAAGTCCTTGTCTGCCCAGCACACGGGCATGAACCCGTCCACCTGCGCGAAAAGGTTCTGCAGGGACAGGCGTTGCTTCTCGCTGCACTTCACGATGCGAGGCGTCTTCTGCTGGGCTATGTTGGTGTACACGCTGCGTTCGCACTGCCACAGCATCTTGGCATACAGGTCGAGTTGAAGGAACGTGGGGGTGCCTATGTTGTCGTTGAAGCAGATCACCGAATTGGTTATGTCGAACTTCATCGTGGCATGGTTGGGGTCTACCGTGTACGCCCAGCGCTCCTTGGGAACGTTGTAGATGTCGAAGGGGCCAGCCATGACCATTCTCAGCATGGCATAGCCATCTGGCGAGCGCTGTTCGGGGTCTTCCTTGATGGCCTCGTCGTACACGAACAGGCACATGCCGTTCGCCAAAAGCCACCGCTCCACCATCCTCTCGTTTACGCCCTTCGGGAGGTTCTTCCACTCGAACACGGAAACGGCCAGGTCGTACAGACGCCACATGTAGGACAAATACGTCTCGTCGTTGAGCCAGTCGTTCTCACGCTGGACGGCGTTTCCAGCGACTCTCTTCGGCACCCTTCCGTCGGGAAGCCTGAATCCCTCGTACATTCCAGGGGTAAGCATTGCATGTCCTCCATCAGACTATCGAATTGTCAAGCGCGTAATTGCCCACGTCGTTCACGTGCCAGAAGGTGATGCCTCGATCGAACAGACGGTTTATCTGCGCCAAGGTTCCTGCTGGAACCTTGCCGACAACGGATGCCCCGTTCGTCTTCACGTAGTTCCAAGACCTGCGGCCCACGACGTTGGGAACCTTGATTTCGCCAACGCTGTAGCCGTACATGGAAAAGTAGTCGTCTATGACCCTTGCTATCTCGGCGCGCGGCCTGTACACCCGAAACCAAGTCTGGTACATTCCCGAGTTCAAGGACTGCGCAGAAGACGATATGGTTCCCTTGAGGGTGTTCGGCGACAACGAAGCCTGTGCCAGACCTGCCTTGGCGTTCCTGTACTGGTTCTCCCATGCGGTTTCCGAATTCGCCAGGGCATTGGCCGAACTCGCCACGCCGCCTATGGCAGAACCCACGGCCCCGACGCCCGCACCGAGGGCAGCACCCCATCCGCCTCCTACGAGCGCTCCGCTCATTGCCCCGCCTACGGCTCCCTGGGCTATCGAGGCCATCACCGAATTGGCGTTCGTCTCCAAGTTCGTGGAAAACGAGTTCCGACTGTTCGCAATGGATGCGCTCAGCTTCTCCCCGTAACCGCCGGAGTACATGTTGGCGAACGTCTGGTAAACCCATGTGACGGTAGGCCATGACGGGAGGGATATGCTCAGATCCTGTCCCTCTCCGCCCATCCCGTTATAGCCCATCGGATACAGGAACGGCGACGTGTCCGGTTCCCATGCCGACACCTCGCTGAAATTCAGGGTGGCGACAGAACCCCTTCCAAGCCCCTTCACAGAGGAAAAGTATTCCAGCGAATACTCCTGTTGCGAAATCGAGGTGGTTGCCACCAGCTTGGAGAACGGGTAGGTGAAAAGCTTGTTGTTCTTGGGAACGTACCCGTCGCAGTCGTCGAACGGCACCGTGAACGAGTGTTCCCGGACGGCAGCCGTGGAATCGACCCTGTTCTTGAGCCAGAACCCGAACCCGTCGTCCTTGTCGTACAGGCGGAACACCCCTCCCCATGAAACCATCCAGAACGGAACCATCCACGCATCGGCCACGGCGTCCTGCTGCCCGTTGTTCGACAGCGCCAGCATGAACGATTGGAAGTCAACCAGCGCGTCATGTCCTGACATGTTCGCGAACACGGAACGGGAAGACCCGGAATTGAGCAACCCGTACAAATCTCCCTTGTTGTTCACGTATCCGCTGGAAGTCGGTTCCACCACGCATGAAACCACGGTGACCCAGCTACCCTCATCCAGTATGTCCAGGCTCTGCTGCTTGAGCATTCCCGGGTTTATGCCCTCGTCCCTCAGATTCCTTCCTATGGAATCGTCGTTCACATGCTCCCTGTCCACCATGCACGCTTTCACGGTGCAGTCCGGAAACCACGTCTGCATGATGTCAAGGGAAAGGTGCAGCCTTGACGAGTTGGGATTGACGTATTCCACGTCCGTTATGAAGGAGTAGAACCACCTGTCACCGTAGTTCTCGTTCTTGAACATGCAGTAATTGTACCCGTACAGAGTCTCGGCATTGAACGGCACCACTATGGAATCGTCGACCCGCTGGTATGTGTAGTCCTCTCTCCTTAGCGACATGGGGCAGAGGGCGGCGAAATACTGCTGTTGGGCTTCCCTGTCGGAGAAGTACCTCACATGCCTGTACGACGGGTCGAAAGGAACAGTGCCTATGTAGACGTTGGTTGACGGTTGAAACGGCATGAAGACCTCCCGGATGCGAGGACTGAAAAAACAGTCCTCGCTCTCAGACTACTCGGACACGGTGATGGTCGCGGAAGCCGACTTCTTGGCGTCCGCAATGCTCGTTGCCGTGACGGTCAGCTTCGTGGCCGTCTCGTCCTTGGCGACGTGAACCTTTCCGGCGTCGGAGACGTAGGAACCCGTGGAGGCGTTTCCTGCAAGCGTCCACTGAACGCCCTTGTTGATCACGCCGGTTCCCGTCACGGTCGCCTCGATGGCCAGGTCTGCTCCCTTGGGAAGGGTCGCAGCCGTTGGCGAGACGGCGACGGCGGTGATGGACGAAGCCACGTCGGAAAACGCGACGGCCTGGTTGAACGGGCTGATGGAGAACGTCTTCCACACATGGTAGTTGTAGTTCCAGTACAGGCCCTTGCCGTTGTAGTTCTCCGTCATCTTCTCGAAGTTGTCCCAAACCTGCCAGAAGTCGCGGGAAGTGGTGATTGCCGGGACGCCTTGAAGAACCGTCACCTCGTCTTCCGTCCAGGGGGCGAACGACGGGTCGGTGACGCCGTTCTCGTCGGTGAACAGGTCTTGCAAGCGCTGCCAATCCATGTTCACGAAGGAATCCACGGCAACCACGCGCCCGATGAACTGCGCGTAATCCAGATTGTACGCCATTGCCAGGACGTTCAAGTCCATGACGGCCTCGAACGATGCAGTGACGATGATGTACTGGTCTTCGATGTTCGTGTGCGTGGTCACGCCGGACATGGTGTACTTGTTGCTCTGGAACTCCAAGAGCCGCGCCGTCTGGCGGAAAACCGTGGCCACGTCAACGGCGTTCTCCTTGGTGGCGCTGGGAATGGGCACCGACTGGACGTACCCGTTGAGAATGGCACGCGCCAGCATGTACTTCATGACCAGGTACTCGTCGGTCTGGGCCGAGGTGTACACGCTTTCCACGATGGCCGCGATGAGGTCTGAGATTCCCTGCCAGGACAGGAACGCCTGACGAAGCTGGTCGTCGGTGATGGTGATGGGGTAGTACTTCTGGAAGTTCATCGTGTGGAACGCCGCGCGCACGTCCGGGATGGTGCGCTTGAACACGTCCTGTTCGGCCTTGGAAGGGCTGAACTGGTACGGACGCGCCAGGTTCACGAAGATCTCTTCCACCGTCTCGCCGAACTCGAGGCGTCCCTTCTTGAACGCCGACCACGGATTGGTGTACATCTTGGACGAGATGATGACGAACCCGATACGGTTGACGAGCGCGTCCAGGTACGCGTTCGCGGCAGGCGTGTAGTTGAGGATGTAGTCCCCGATCTTGTGAATAGTCTCGGTGGTTCCCGAAATGCTGATGGTTCCGTCCCCGGCCTTCTCGATCACTCCGCGTGCAAGAAGCGGTTGTGCCAGTTCCGGGGTTTCCTCCATCAGCGCGGTGGTCACCGCCACCGGGTCGATCTTCGTTTTCGCCGGCACGGTGCTTGTCTTGGTAGGCATGTGCATCCTCCTTTAGTTGATTCTGTCGTCCCACAGCGCCGCGAAGCCTCGCGGGCGGGATTCCTTCCGAATGTCGGCCGCGTGGCGGTCGATGATGTCCTGGCGGTCGGTGATTCCCTCGCCGGAATCGAAGAACCTGTCCGCGTAGCGCTCCTTCCAGGAATCGCGGTCGGCAATCGCGTCGTCGCGCTCCGCCGCAAGACGGTCGCGCTCGGCCTCAAGGCCCGCATATGCGTCCCGGTTGTCCCACCTTTCGTCCAAATCCGCGGCGTCGCGGTCTATCTCGGCGGCCATTTCGATGCGGCGTTCCTCGTCCGGCTCCATAGCCAGTTCGCGCAGGGTAGGCTCGTACCTGCTTGCCATTTCGTCCTCCTATTCGTGAATCGTGAAAACGTCCTCCACGAGTATTGTACCACCTTTCACGTCCTTCGGGCGCAACTTCCCCGCAAACTGTCTGCCGAACGCGAAATTCTCCATCGTTACGCCGGAATGGCAACGCGACGGCATCCCGGCGCAATGCACGGTGAGCGAGCCTGCTTCCTCGAAGCAGTAGGACTTGGCGCGCAGCGCCTTGAACCTGTCGAAGCGGTGTTCCAAAGCCCATTTTCCAAGTTCCACGTCGTCCGCTTCCATGCCCTCTGGCATTTCTGTGCCCAGGAAGTAGTTGGAATCCGTGTCGGAGTACAGCCATCTACGTTTGTTCGCCTGCGCCGCCCTCACGGTGAACGCACGGGCATATGCGGTTATGAATGCCCCGACGGGAAGGTAGACGGCCTCTTTGCGTTCCTCGTCCAGCAGCGCGTACTTCACCACCCCGTCGTCCAGATACGGCATGCGGGACTGCTTGACCGGATTGGTCGCCATCTTCCCGTAAAGGGAGTTGAGTTGAAGTTTCGCAATGGTTCTCATTCCAGCGTTCCCCTCTAGCGTCGCCCTCTGCTTGACCTCCGTCCACTCCCTCACGTAGTCCTTGAAAAGCAACGTGGAACCCTTGAACTTGTAGCCCCGCACGTAGCGCACGTCATGCACGTCGTACTGCTCGAAAAGCATTTCCAAGTCCACGGACGTCAGGCACAGAGGCTGCAACCCGCCCGAATCCCTTATGTACTCCGTCTCTCCGAAAAGCCTGTTCCCCTTGAGTTGCATGCAAGGGATGTGGTCAGGCTTCACGGTGAAGTCGGCTTCCAGAAACTGTATGTACAGGGGCATCTCGGGGTCGTCCACGTAAGAACCCTCATAGGCTTCAGGCTCCCCATAGGGAAGCACTTCGCCATGCACCGAAGCCATCACGGAAGGGTACAGGGAATTGACGTCGAACGACAGGCCGGGACCCACTATCTTCCCTGCAAAGTCCGGATTCGCCATCACGAACCCTCCCTTGTAGCACCCTCCCTTCCTCAGATCGAGGTCGTAGTCAGGCTCGGGGTACCAGTCCCGGAACCGCTTCTTCCCACCTATCGACTTCACGTAATGGTGGAACGCGTTCGAACCTGCGGTTATGCGCTTCATGTCGCTTTCGTACATTTCCTGCAAGGCCAAAGACACTATCTTGACATCGTTGGCGACGTATGCCCTTTCCTCGTCGCTCAGCACGTGTCCCGGTTCCCGGGCTTCCAGATAGTCTATCTCCAACTTATCTATGGACAGGTCGAACGCCTTTGGAATCGCGGCGACCGGCAGAGGTATCACCTTGAGGGAATCCAGGAACTCCACTGCGGCAACAGGGGTGAAATAAAGCTTTATGCTGTAGAACTGACCCATGTCGCTTATAAGGGTAGTGAACGTCTTGTGTCTGGCATCGTCCTTTCCTGCAACCCATGTCCATCCGCTTGACAGAAGGTGGTGCAGCACGAACTTTCCGTCGAACTTGAGGTTATGGAAGTACACTCTCGAACCCTCCACCGCCCTGCACCAAGAAAGGAACGACTCGATGTCGTTGCCGAAACTCACGTTCTCGGCGTCTCCGACCTCGCTTGCCGCCCATGCCCACACCCTGCAGTCGTCCGGGTCTGACGTGGTTTCGAAATCAGCCGCATACGTCGGCACATCGCAATCCTCGCTTCCATCCCATAATCCTCCGTCCCAAGTCAAGGCCCATATGTCTTTGTACTCAATCACACGGCCTTCACGTCCATCCAGTAACCCAGTATTTTCTTCATCTTGACTTCCCTTTCCTGCGGGCCGTAGATGTACTCGATGCTCGGGGAACCCTCGATGGACTTGACGAGGCCCTTCCAATCGTCCTTCGCCATCGTCAGCATCATTTCCTCGATATGCGCGATATCGGCATCATGCTCGGGAAACCCTCCAAAAACGCTCCACAGGGACTTCATGTAATTGG